CATTCGGATAATTCATTTATTAGTAATTAGTTAATATATTAAGAGGGTGGGTTTTGCCCATCCTCTTTTTTTTTAAAAAGCAATGATAAGAAACAAAAAAATAACAAGCTACACACCTGAAGCAAATTGGGGTTTGACTTTGGTTGAAGCAAAAAGACATTTAAACATTTTGGATTCATCGTTTGATGACATCATAAATGATTACATAGCATCTGCACATTTGATGTTATGGAACGAAGCTGGTTTGCTTATCAAAGGCGGTGTGACTGGGTACATGACTGAATGGGACGATTTCAGAATTGATGTAAATCCAATTGATACCTTTTCAATTTACTATTATGACTCGGACAACACACGAACACTTTTGGATTCATCAAAATACATTGCAACAAATGGTCTTTATTCTTATGTAGAAATGAAGGACAATTTGCCAAACTTATACGATCGTGATTTTCCAATTGAAATTGAAATTACAACTTTGGCGAATACTGATGACATGGTCAAACAAGCATTGCGAATGATTGTATCTGATATGTTTGAGAATAGACAAAGCACAATTGTTGGAAGCAATATGCACAACCTATCAAGAGGAACAAAGTTCCAAATGTCAATGGTAAGCCAACGAACTGAAATATGAACATAGGTCGTTTAGATAGAAAGATTGTAATTCAATCACAAACGTTTTCAACCAATTCAATTGGTGAATACACTGCAAGTTGGTCAACGTTTCACACAACGTTTGCAAATGTGCAGCGTGGTTTAGGTAATGAAAAAGTTGAAGCGGACCAAGTGACATCAACAAGCAAGGTTAAGTTCAAGATTCGGTTCTTTGATGGAATTGATGAATCAATGCGTATTGTTTACAATTCAAAATACTATGATATTTTAGACATCCAAGAACTTGGTCGTGAAGGTTTGATGATTAGTGCAAATAAAAAACTATGATAAACTATAAAATTGAAGGTTTTAAAGGTGTTGTGCTTGAAATTCAATCTTTGGATGACAAGATGAAAAGGAGTGAAATCCTTAAAATATTAAGAAGGCAAATGCAGCCAGTTCTTGATAAGATGCGACAAAATGCACCAAATCAACGAACTGAAAAAATCAATGTAAGGGGTACTGATATAAATCCACAAGAATTAAAAAATTCACTTGCAATTAAAACATCACCAGCAAAAAAATATCCAAATGTTTTAGTTGGTCCAAGATATGGAAAAGGCAAGAAAAAATTTGATGGTTTTTATGCGTGGTGGATTGAATACGGAGTTGGAACACATATTGCCAATCCAACTGGAAAAAAGAATTTTATTCAGAAAACTTATTCTGAAACGAGTGATAAAATATACACTCAAGCAAGTGATAAACTTGAAAAGTATATAAAAAGAAAAGCAAAAAAATTAAATTTATGAGAATAGAATTAACAAAGGATTATGCAATCCACGCAAAAACATTGCCTGAAGGATCACAATTGCGTGTATCAAATAAATTGGGCAAAGAATTAATTGATTTAAAAGTAGCAAAAGCACTTGATGGTTTTACTTTTGAAGAACAAATTGAACACATTGTTGAAGTGGCAATGGACAATGAAGAAAAGCCAAAAGTTAAAAAAGTTACAAAGAAGAAAAAATTTGATAATTAATATTGTATAAAAATTAAGAAAATAAAGAAATGGCTTCAACTGGAATATTAAACGGAACATTAGCAAAAATACAAGTTGGCGGAACAACAATCGCTCACTTAACATCAAACTCATTGACATTTGATATGTCAACAAGGGAAGCGAGTACAAAAGATTCGAACGGATGGAAGGAAGCGTTGGAAGGGCAGAAAAGCTTCAGTGGTTCAGCTGAAGGATTTTTCGCTGAAGATGCAACATATGGATATGAGGATTTGTACACTGTGTTCACTGGAAGAACTTTGGTGACTGTAACTTGGACAACTGATGTCGCTGGTGACAAAGAATATAGTGGTTCTTGTTATATCACTTCACTTGAAAGAACTGATGGTCTTGAGGAATCAAGCACATTTTCAGTATCTTTTGAAGGAACTGGTGCAATAACACAAGCAACTGTGTAAGAAATTGATTTTTGTTATATTGTGATAAATGGGGGATGGGGGAAACTTCATTCCCTTTTTTTATATTTGTAGCATGATAAAAATTAAAAACAAGGAGTACAAGTTCAAATTCGGTTTCAAAGCATTGTTAATGTTTGAAAAAGAAACTGGTGAAAACATTTTAAAAATGGGTGATAATATGACAATGGAATCCATTGTTGACATTGCTTATGCTGGAATGAAATCATCAGGTGAAAAAGTAACAAAAGATTTTATTATTGATGCAATTGATGAGGACATGAGTTTGATCAATGTATTTACTGAGGCTATGTCGCAAGACATGGCAGCGTTTAATAATTTAAATGTGGAAGCAAAAAAGTAAAATTGCCATTGCATAATTTCATAAGGGGTTTTGTTTTGGGTGCATTGAAACAAAGTCCTTTATGTTTAAATAATTATACAATGGTTGAAATATGGGATGCATATGTTGGACATCGTTTGAACGAAAACATTAATGCAAGATCATTGTGGGAAACTGCAAGATTGATTTCATATGTAACATTAAAATCACAAGGACAAAAATCAATGAAACGACCACAAGATTTGATGAAGTTTGAGTGGGAAGAACAAAGCGGTAAAAAAGGAACAAAATCAAATCCATACACAAAAACAGAAATTGAACAACTTAAAAAACTAAAACCAAACTGGTTCAATTAAAATGGCAAAGAAAAGTATTAACATAAGAGCTGGATTTGATCTAAAAGCATTTAGTACATCTCAACAAAATTTAATTAGAAAACTTCAAGCATCAGGCGAAAAAATGAAGTCTGTTGGTCGTTCAATGTCTATGTCGTTGACTGCGCCAATTGTTGGACTTGGTGCGGTTGCAACAAAAACATTTGCAACGTTTGAGCAATCAATGGCAAAGGTTAAAGCCATAAGTGGTGCAACTGGTCAAGCATTTAAAGATCTTGAAAACACTGCAAAAAATCTTGGTATGACAACAAGATTCTCATCAAGTGAGGTTGCAGAATTAATGTTGAATTACTCAAAACTTGGTTTTAGTGCAAGTGAGATTGAAAAAATAACTGGTGCAACATTAAACCTTGCACTTGCAACTGGTGAAGATTTAGCACAATCAGCAACAATTGCTGGTGGTACTTTGAGAGCATTTGGATTAGAGGCGGGTCAGATGCAACGTGTGACTGATGTAATGGCAAAATCATTTTCATCATCTGCACTTGATTTAGAAAAGTTCCAAAACTCAATGAATAAAGTTGCACCAATTGCAAACGCAATGGGCAATTCATTGGAACTAACAACTGCACAATTATCTGTGCTTGTTAACAATAGCCATGAAGCATCAACCGCTGGAACAATGTTGCGTGGTATGATGTTAAAGGCAACAAAAGATGGTTTTAATTTTGATGATGCAATAAAGAAAATATCTGAAAGTAGTGATAAAGCTGCAACTGCACTTGAATTTTTTGACAAACGTTCTGTTGGTGTTGCAATTACTTTATCTGAAAATATTGAAACAACAAACCAGCTTACCGAAGCATATGAAAAGTCAGGTGGTGCAGCGGAAGCAATGGCTGGTATTATGGATGACACACTTGAGGGTTCTATGTTTAAACTGAAGTCAGCTACTGAAGCAATGGGAATTGCCATAGGTGAAAAACTTGCTCCACACGTTATTAAGGTCACAAACTTCCTTGCAAAATTAGCACAAGGATTCACAGAACTTAATCCTGAAACACAACAAATTATTGTTCAATTAGCTGCAACTGCTGCGGCAATTGGTCCGTTAATATTTGCGTTTGGTGCATTACAAACTGCAATGGCGTTCTTGATTGCACATCCAGCGGTATTGGTTGCAATTGCATTGACATCTGCATTAGCTGCATTAAATATTGCAGCAAGTGAAAGTGGTGAAGTGTTTGGAAGTGTAAAAGATGCAACAGATGAACTTGGTGAATCTTATGATAAATTAAGAACTCAAATTGACAAGGTTAATCAATTAAAGAAAAAAGGATCAAAAGCATCTGTTGAAGAAATAAAAATATCAATTGAAACATCAAAAGCAATTATTGAGCAAACAAATGCAAGAATAAAAGAACGCCAAGAATTACAAAAAAAGTTAATTTTACAAAAAAAGGAAGCACTTCAACAAAGACTTGCAGCAACTCGGCAAGTTGGTCAACAAGGTGAATTTCAAGCAGTTGAATTAGCTGGTGTTGCAAATATAGAAAAACAGATAAAAACACTTTCAGATGAACTTATAAAAGTAAATAATGAAAATGTTGATTTATATGATAACACAAAACAATTAGAACAAATATTAAAAAGGGTTGAGAACGTAAATCCAACTGAAGAAACAAATAAGGATTTAACAACAACCACAACAAAGGTTGAAACATTAATTGAAAAGTTCAAAAGACTTGAACAAGAATTTGGAACAATTGCTTCTCTTGATCCATTGCAAAGTTTAAAGTTGGGTGAGGTAACTCCACCAACTGAAGCAATGGAAAAAATGATGAAAGATTTACCACCTTTAACTTTAAAGGTTAAGGTTGATCCAATTCCATTAGACGAAAATGATGAAGCATTTTTACAAACTGAAAAGATGAAAACCATTGGGGGCAAGATGGGTGAAGCACTTGCAAGTGGTTTGGAAACGTTAGTTGCAAATAGTGCGGTTATGCTTGGTGATTTTATTGGTGATGCAATGAGTGGTGATGCTGATGCACAAGATTTTGGAAAAGGGTTGTTAAATGTTGTGGGTGGGTTCTTACAACAAATGGGGGCAGCAATGATTGGTTTTGGTATATCATTTGAAGCATTTAAAAAATCTATTGAAACATTAAATCCAGCACTTGCAATTGCTGGTGGTATTGCATTGGTTGCAGCTGGTGCAGCAATATCAAACTTAAGTAAAAAAGGTCTTGATGGTGGCGGTGGCAGTGGAGGTGCATCACCATCACCAACTGGTGGCGGTATGCGTGGAATGGTTATGCAACCAATATCATTAGAAACAAAAATATCAGGTCGTGATTTGATACTTGTTCAAAATAGAGAAAAAGGATTTACAAGATAATAAATGAGTGGTGTAATATTTAGCAGTGAGTTAAGGTCAGACAATAACACACGTTATAAGGTTGAATTGTTTGGTGATGATTATGTTGGTTTGCCAAAGGTTGCAATAATTGGTGGAACTGGAAACACATTTTACATCAATAAAGATTGGCGTGATTATTTACAAACTGGAAAAAATTTATTTCTTCACACATCATCATCAACACAAGCGGTCAGTGTGACTGGTATTTTTTCAAACGGAATCACAACACAAATCACAACCAGTGTTGCATATTCTGCAACATTTACTCATATTGGCGGTCCTTCATCCACAACCACAACAGACCAATACAAACCAACATTTGCACCAAGATTGGTTGACTTAAAGACAGAATGGAAAGGTGAAGGGGATGAAATACTTGGTTCAATAAAGTCATCAAGCACATCAGTCACATATGCAAATAATGATCGTTATTTTGATAGGTTCTTTGAGCAATACCAAATCACACAAGATAACAAACTAAAATTATTGGTGTATAGATATACAACTGATTGGGAATTGGATTGGGCTGGTATTATTGTAATGGACCTTGTTCAATGGTCTAATATAGATAAACCAAGACCTTATACATTTAAAGCCATTGATGGACTTGATGCACTTAAAAAATACGAGTACACACAAACAACATTATCAGTCAATAAAATACAAAGCAACATATTTGAGATTCTTGACATTCTTGGATTAAAACAATTTTGGTCATCATCAGATGCTTACATTCGTGAATCAATTGAATATAAATCGAGGGTTCTTGCAGCAACCACATCAACGGATGATTCACCACTTGATTATACATACATTCCTGACAATATGTTTATTGGTGACACGAATGAAAATCCAACACAATATTTATCGTATTATGATGCACTGAAAGGATTAATGGATTTGTTTAGTTGTCGGATATACCATGCTGATGGTGTTTATTGGATTCAACAAGTTCGAAATTTTGGTGATAGTGTTATTGAATACAGACAGTATTTAAAAGATGGTACATATACACATAGTTCATATACACATCAAAAGTCAGTTGGTAATTCAGGGAGTGAGAATTTAAGAATTTTAGCTGGTGGAACATTTGGGTATTTTGCTGGTGCATATAGAACACGAATTTTAGCAAAGCAACACATTGAGGGTAAATTTGAATCAATTGATCCAATAAGATTTGATGCCTATAACAATCCACAACAAACAATTACTCACAACATTGGAAACATAAAAGGTAGCAATGGCATTAAAAACATAAGAGTTACTTTAAGAGTTAGACCAGACACAATTTCAAATGTGATTTGTAAACTTGAATTAAGTTTAACAAGTGGCAATCGATATATTAGAGGTATTGGTCCAGAGTCACAAATAGATGCTGAATGGAGAAACGATCCTTTACAATATACAACCAATAGAAAATGGACCAAGCTAATAAAAAACACAACTGGTGAAACTTTTGTAATTTTTGAAACTCCAGTAATTGATTTTGATGCAGACAATATGCAATTTGAACTAAAAATTAGTTTTGATATTTCAGCTGGTTCAAGTTCAAGTCAATTTACGGCAAATGATGGTTTTGTTGTTGATAGGATAAGAGTTTTGTTTCCGCAAGAATTAAGTGATGATAATAACACAATGACTTTGGAAGTTGAGAATCCAAGCGGTTTTTACACAAAGGAGGTTGAACTTGATCCTTTGATTATTGTTGATTCTGAAATTGGTACAACAACACTTGCAAAGATTCAGATTGATGAAAACTACAACAATGCACAATCATTTAGTTTAGTTGAATCAACACAATGGGATTGCGATTTTGACACATACCCACCATTGTCATATGCACGTGTGATGGAAGCAATGTCACTTCAAACAAAGCCAGTTGAAAAAATAATGAGTACAATTGTTGGTGACTATTATCCATTTCAATCATTGGCATATAATGACAAGGTGTATGTGTTTAGCGGTTGCACACGTGACTATGAAATGGATGAAGTAAGTGGTGAATGGTTTGAACAAATATCTGCAAGGACTGGTGTTGCAATTAAAAGAATAAAAGACATTATTGATCCTGATGATATTGATTCAAATAATGGTGAAGTTGTTGAAAATGCAAATAAAATTTATCGAGGTATTGAAGAACTCACACCAATGCTTAACTCATCAGACACTTATGCAGTATTCCAAAAAAATAGAGTTATTGAAGATGGTGGTGTTTTTGAAGGGGTTGATTATGTAGAAACATTTTTTCCTGACAATCACGTTGTTCAACAAATAAACATTCCGCCATACACTGGTGACAGAATTTATGAAGGTGATATTATTGGCGTTATTAATGCAAACAATAACAATGAAACAGATTATTTTGAAGTGACTGCGGATATTGATGTAGGTGCAATAGTTATCCCAGTTGTACAAAAGGAAACAACGTATGCAATTAATCAAGGTGATATACCAGTGTTTAAGAAAGGTGAGGTAACTGAATCGAACAAAGTACGTGCAGACTTATTCCAAATGAAAGGCAATGCAGCAGCTCCAACACCTGAAGGTGGTGGTGATTATTTCAAGAATGGAGAGTTTATGTTTTATGGTTCTTATATTTATTGGAGGGATTTCAATGGTGATTATCATCGTTTGCAAGGCAACACACATCATCCTGACTAATGCCAAGAATGCCACACAAAGTTTATTCATTTAAAGATGATAAACCAAAGAAAAAAAAGAACTGGTTGAAGGACCAAGCAGATTTAAAGTTTTACAACACATCACGTTGGCGAAAATTATCACTTGCATATAAAATGCAGCATCCAGTGTGTGAGGTTGTGGATTGTCATCAATCATCATACTACACTGACCACATTGTTCCAGTGTCTGATGGAGGTGATAAAT